AAGATTTGTTGGGCGTCCACTCATCGAAGGGTATTGTGGTTGAACCAATCCACTGTACAACTGAGCTTGTATTTTTTTGTCAAGCTTTAAACCATTAATTTCTCCAGGTCTAAGAGCTTCAAATACATTTTGAATATAAGCATCAGCTGCTGCTTCTTGTTGTTGCCTACGTTGTTCTTGTTGAGCTAGTTGTGCATGAACAATTTGTTCTTGCATTTGATCAAGCTTTGGCTTGAACTGTTTAGCTTTCTTTTCTAGAACACCAAGATCTTTCCATGTTGTAAGTTCTTCTTCAATCTCATCAGCATTTCCAAAATTGGTTGCCTGTAAATATGAACGAACAATGTGTTCTTGGTCATTTTGATCTGCAGGATTCATTTCTCTCACTTGCTCCACTTGAGCCAAGGCAGCAAATAAACCTTTAAGATCTTGTCCTCCATCTGCTACATACTTTGCAGCATATTGAAGTTCTTCTGGAAGTGACTTAAAAAACTGTTCAGGAGTTTGAGCAGCCACCTCTTGTTTCAAATTATCAACATTTGCCTTCCAAAGTTCATCTACGTCTTTTTCAGACAAACCACTTAGATAATCATCTAAACTTTGTTTTGTTTCATCATAATCATCAAAAGCAAACATTTCTTTTGACTCAATACGTTTTTTTAGAAACTCAACTAGTCCTGACTTTTCAGTACGAGGACGACCAGCTTTTGATTTAGGCTCATCATCATCCTCATCTTTTATATCAGTATCCAAAATTTCACTAAGGACTTCTTTTGCCTGTTCTTTATCAAGAGGCTTTTTTTCATCCTTACCTTTTTCATCATCGCCATCATCATCTGGCCTATCTAAAAAAGTCAAATCTGTTTGATTTTTAGAAAACAGATTTGGTTTTGTTTCTTGTTCTGCTGGAGTAACAACGCTGTCAGCTCCAGGAGCTCCTAACCAGCTATCGATATCCAGGTCTACTTGTTGTACAGAAGTCTGCACATTTGTTTGATTATCAGTCATAATTGTTTGGTTTTTTTTGTTTGTATCTCTACAATAATAATATACAACTTAAACTCTAAAAATTTAAAAAAAGTTTCAGTTTTCTATCTATGCTATGGATAATAGAGCTATAATTATTTCTTCTTTTTACCTGAAGAATCTCTATCATATTTATTTTTATTTTCTTTAGCAATCTCAAGTTGTTTATTAGCTATATTTTGCTGAGCCTGAATCTTTTCTCTTTCAACATTTAATTTTTCATCAGTTTGTTGTTTTTCTACATAATGCATTTCTCTTTTAAGATTCATCTCATCTTGATAACGCTGATCTTGATTTAGTTTGTCCAATACATCTAAGTAGTCAGACTGCTGATTGGCATTAATATCAGATTGAGCCCCATATCCTGCAGCTCTTATCTTAGCTTCCAGTATTCTAGCTTGTCTGTCTTTTTCAGCTTCATCAGCTTTAAACTGCTGAGCTTCTCTAAGCTGTTGTTCTTGAGACTGTATTTGTTCTTGCTGCATTTTTTGTTGATGCTCTTGTTCATCTTTTCTAGCTTGATCAGCTTTTTCTTCAGCTTTCTTAAGAACACCTGTAAGCTCAGCAATAGATTCAGATTTAATTACATTACCAAGATCATATATAGAAGCTCCAGTAGTATTATTCTGAATTGCTAATTGTTTGAGCTGTTCCATAATAGCTCTAGAATTAGTCTTAGTAGTACAGAAAATATTCAAATCTCTAAGCAATAATTCAGTGCCATTCATCTCAAAGTTTAGTTTTTCATCTGCAGATGTAATATACTGAAGTCTTAAACTAGGATTTTTAGAATGGTAGTATTGAGCTAAGTCAGTTCTCATCTGATGCACACGTGGCATCAAGTTATCTGAATGTTGTATAAAGTATTGTTCTGTCTGAGCATAAGAAGCATTTGTAGCTTGTTCTACAGCTGTAGCAGTTTGTTGCTGAGCAATAGGAGCACCCATACGTTGTTGGTTCAATCCTATTACAGCAAAAGCTTCATTCTTAAAATACTCAGCCAACTTAATTCTAGAAAGCAAACGTTGTGTTTGTTCTAAATTTAATACTTGATAATGTTGGAAAGACAAAGCATTCTCTGTATTTGTAATAGTAGTATCAAGAGGAAGCATTTGAAAGTTCTTCATAGCAACATAGGCTTTAGCCAGATTATTTTTACCCCAGTCTTCTCCCAATGAGTGACGTGGTAAAGCATTCTGGTCTAACATAATCACTGTACCTAATTCATCTACCAAGATGTCAGCTATTTGATTATTTACTATGTTGTAGCCAATCTGAAATGGCTTCATTAAATCCACTAAACTTGTAGATCTTGTATTTCTATCTGAAAATACAGCCCCTTCTACAGGAAGTTTACAACCATATAAAGTATGATCTCCCTTAAACTGGAATGGAATACGACCTGGCCTTCCACCATTTAAACCAAGATAGATGGGGTTGATACCACCTGGGTTATTTACTCCCCAAAATGCTGGTCTATTAGGACCAATCTTTATACCACCCCAAGTTTCGTTAATCCAAATCCAATCTATGTGTTCTCCTACAACTAAATTATCTTTACTTTTTTGTTTGTATACACTCGTATTATACTGTGGTTTTTCAGTAAGTTTAAAGGTTTCATCTACTATATCTTGTATAATTTCACCTTCTGATGTGATTTTGGTAAGATGTCCTACCTTTCTTTGACTCTTCCAATAACACTGCGTAACACGTAGCATATGAGATTTACCAAAGTCTTGAAGATCTTCTGAATCAGATAAAATCCACTCAGCAATATCACCAGTGCCAAACTTAGCATCATATAGTGATGTGAACTGACGATATGCCAACGAAGGCATTTGAGTATTCCACTCATGGCTTCTAGTAGGATCATAATATGTTCCATCATTTTGATATCCTGATACAGCATACCCAGCTGATCTTACAGGATAGATAACCTCAAGAGCTTCAAGTTGATCTTGAGTCATCATCCAACCAAATTTATCAATAACATCTGATACACTCATCATATCAATCTTACCCACCCAGTTACCTTGAGAAATATAACGTACATCTGGTGATTTATGATAAAAAGTTAAAGTTGGATTCCAAAGTTCAATCTCATAATCATCTTCTCTCATTTGAAAATGCCAAAACTCTCTATCTGTAATAAGAGAGTCACGAAATGCACGCTCCTCTAACTCTTGCATTTTAAATCTTTCTTCATCTACAGACATCTGATGAGATGCCCATTCTTCAACCATAGATCTATAATCTTTTCTAAAAAACTGTTCTATTTCTGGAAGAGTTTTAAGTTTCTCAGGAGATAGTCCTTCTTGAAACTCTTCAGAATCAGTAGGCAATCCCATTTCCATGAGATTAATTATCATTTTATTTTTTGCCTCTGCTAAAAGAGTTTGCTCAAGCATAGCTCTTTTCTGATCAAGCATTTCATTAAAAGACTGATCATCTACAGCTTTAAACATTATTCTAGATGAACGCTTAGAAAATTCATTAGTAAGAACATTAACTACATTGGGAATAATAGGATAAAATTTAAGTTCTAAAGCTGATGCATCTTCTTTAGTGAGAACATCTATAAGATCAGCCATTTCATTATTCTCTTCTATGATGTAGTCATTTCTATCAATAATTCCTTTTGCAAGCTTGTAATTCTTTAAAAGTCTACGAGCATTTCTACGCAATTGTTTCATTCCTTGAAACTCTAGCCAGTCGAGATTCCATGCCCTCCATTGGTCATCTTTATCTTTTTCAGGAAGAAACTGAATAGGCTGCGTAAGCACACCCATCTTATGGTAGTCAACTTTCTTCCCTGCTTTTAGGTCTAAGGCGTTATATATTTGCATGGTTCTTAATTAGTTAGAGTTACATTTTGATTTATAGGGTGACTAACATCAGTTACATCAAATCTTACATCTCCTGTTATTGTAGATGTTGAATATGTACCAGCATTCCAATCAGATATAGTAACTGTTATAGTTTCACTATTTAATGTTTTTGAATGGGCTTCTTGGTTGTGCATACACTGAAGGTTTAAGTTTTGATTGTCCAATATGTCTAAATGGTCCCCAATTTAATTTACTGATTTTTTGGCTATTTCCCAAGTTTTCTTTAGTGGATTCAATACGCTTAGATAGTCCTCTGTTAGATTGCTGCACCTTGGCAAAAGCAACAAGTGCACAAAATGCCACAAGTCTATCCACGTTTAGCCCATCATGGTATGCCTGCATCTCTTTTAAAAGCATTATATCAGGTATACGCTCCACCCCATATATTGTTTTCACTATAGTGCCATCAGGTAAAGTTTCATGGTCAAGTTCTTCTTTTAAATATTCTATACCATAAGACAATAAATTACCCTTAAATAGCGTTCCTACGTTTTTCCAACCATATTGTTGGAACACATTTCGATTGGCACCAAGGTCTTTAAGAAACAATATCATATCCTTTGGTACAAGGTATCTTTGTTTCTTTTTAGAAATCATGTATTGTATAAAAAGAGCTACGTTATTCTCCACTACAGTCCAAGCATTATACCACTCTATTAGCATCTCAAGACGCTCATGAGTTTTGTTAATATCATCAAATCTCCCACACCAACTAGCCACTATTCTATCCTGTTCAATACTATTTTTAACATCCCCTGAACCATTATCTTGTATTACCTCCACTGCATTTTTAAGAATATAAATAGCACAAAGAGATTCTGATGTTGTAGTTTTACCTTCACCTACAGGATCGACACTAGCATAATACATTCCAAACTGTGGATCTTTCACTGGTCTTTCATACACACATATCACGCCTTCTTTATCTTCAGTTTTCTTAGATATTGGAAAATCCATAATAGGGGTTTTCCTAGATTGTTTATCAATTATTCTACCATCAGCATTTCTACTAAGTTCTAAATATTCAACACTGTATGTCTTGTCTTGTATTCTTTGAGCTTGTTTAGCAACCAGGTGAGGAGGAAATACACTCACCTTACGTGTAGCAAAAGCTTCTTCTATATTGCGAGGATGCTGAGATATTGTAAGCTGATATGCATCAGGTGCTAAGTTTTTCTTAGCTTTTTCAAATTCTTCTTCTAAAGCTTGAAGAGCTTCTTCCACTTTAGAATTACCATATTGGTCAATGTATGGAGGCATACTCCATTGCTCAGGAATAAACAAACCTGTCTTAGCTATAGTGCCTTCCTTGTCTAGTAGATCTGTTTCTACAGCATAGAATCCATTTTCTTCTGGATTAAGAATATACTCCTTCATAGGCTCACACTGATCAAGATCACCCACTGATCCTGCAGCTATAAACTGACCAGTGATTATATGACCAGATTTAAGAGCTGGTTTAATGAAACCATAAGTGTCATTCATCTTAGGAGCAATACCACCTTCCTCATGAAAGAAATAGGTAACAGGTCCACCCACACCATTTGTTGGATCTTTTTCAAATGAATACCCAGCAATAGTAGATTTTAATCCTTTATAGGTATCACGACCATTAATCCTCACCTTAATTCTTTGTTGCCATGCAAATACTTTGTCAGGTTCTGATGGTCTATACCAAGCTGTATGCTGATTTAAAAAGTTACGATACTCATCAAGAAACTTCCAAGATCCTTTTTCATTGATGTAATCTTTAAGACTTGCACCTATTTTACATATAGAACCTTCTTCAAACCAATACTGATTTATAAGCTTAGCCATGTGGAAATAAGAAGATGCTATCTGACGTTTTTTTAAAATCACTGCATGCTTCCAATGTAGCTCTGCTAAATGCTCGTATAAAGCCATGTGATACTGAGCATCTCTCACTTTAGCAAAGTCAAACCTTTTCTCCTCCTTGTCATAAATGGGAAGAAAGTTAAGCCACATGTAATAGTCACGACTAATATACCATTCATTTGAACCATTTTTGACAATAATGCCTGATTTACATTTCATTTTCTGGTCATCCCAGTAGGCCATAAAGTCTTTACTTTTAAATGGGGCTTGACAATAATATCCTTGTTTTTGAAACTTACGAGCTTCAGCATTAAATATTAATGTTGCATCATCAAAGTTATATTTACCTGGTTCTTTAAAAAGTGTAAGCAAATAATCCCTAAAGTCTTCTCTTGTAGGAAAAGAAGTAATGGTCCACTGACCATTTTCATAAGTGGGGACATCTTTAAAATTAACCATTATCAATTAGCTTATTTATAACTTCCATGTCCCCTTTAGATTTGTGTAATAAATCTAATAGACCATTTAAGTTTTTACTTCTAATTACAGAAGGATGATTATACTCGCTCCAATACTCATTATAGGTTTCACGTGGAACAGCAGCCCACTCATTTCTAAATGAACTAAAATGAAACACCCAATCTTCTAAATAAGCCATGTCATGAGGTCTGTAAAAAGGTTCTTCATCTAAATAAATTTCTTGTTTCATATAATTAATGATTTTTATTAAACATTACAATTGTCGTAAACGATATCACCATTAAACCTAACAATGCTATACCACTGTAAATATTTTGTTTTCTTTTAAGTTCAAGAACATAATTAAATTGCTGTTGTCCTATGGTATATCTCTGTGTTATTTTTCTTAATTCTTCCTGGGATCTATCATACCAGTTTAAATACTGATATGACGCTACAGTGTAAGAAGCCAATTCATTCTTAATAGAATCAAGATATTTTTTTCTTACTATTGTATCTTTAGAGTTTTGCGCATTTGATAAACTAACACTAAGAGATAAAATTAGACTGAAAAAAATCTTCTGTATCATATATAGTATCTTTTCTAAGAATCTTATTTGGTAATTTTAAAAGGTCTTCTGTTAAAACAAGACTAAGAACATCTTTGCAACCTTTTCTTCTATAAAGAGTATAAAATCCTTTAGTGTCTTTAACTTTTCTATCTACAATTTTTTCTTTGCAGAAGTTATATAGATCTTCTCTTTTAATTAATAAAAATTCATTTATTAATTCAAATGCTATGTAGTCAGCTTTTCCATACATCCATCCTTTTTGACCATTTACATTTTGAAACTCCACCCAATGAATTTCAGGATTAGCTTCTGCATCTTTCATGCTATATCTTTTAATTCCTTTTACATCAATCCCCACGCCTCCAACTTTAAGGTCAATATGGTCAAACATATCTTCATTTTCTGTTGACCATTCTGCATTTGTAAATAAATTAAAAAAATCTATTTCTGATTGTCTTCTTATTCTATCCATATTATTGATCGTAAGCTAAGTTTTGTCCACCACGTACAGAAGATTGTTGTTCCTCCATAAGGTCTCTATATACACCTTTAAATGATTGTCTCACTTGGTCATACTTCTCAGCCATTCTTAGAAGAGCTGGACTAGACCCATCTCTACCAAACGTAAGTTGTTCTGTTGCCATACTCTTAGCCATATTGTCCAAGAATATTTTAATACCTTGGTAAGCTCTATATGTAGGAGTTTGGTAAAGCTGCTCACATCTTTTAAGAGCAGTGAATATCAAATCATCATCAGTGCTGAAATCTGCATCTATTTCTTTAAGAACAAGATGTTCTTTATCTGTTTCTGGTACATCAAAGAATGGGTTCATGTCTGGATTAGGGCATGTCATATAAAATAGATACGCATATATACGCAAATATTCGTCTGGATACGCATCCATAATGTCCTTAAGAAATTTAAGAGTATAACAGTGTTCACTTGCTATCACTTTTCCATTCTGTATATCAAATAGTCTTATCATTATTTCCTCCTTTTAAAAAGTCCATATTACGTTTTGCTGTTGGGGGTATTTTAGTTACTACATCCCATCCACTTCCATTCATTGGGTTATCATAAATTCTGATGTCATCTGAGTAAAAATGCTTTACTTCTCCTCCTGCCATTCTACACACCCATACAGTGTTTACATTCACTCCATAATCAATAATAAAAAATGCTTCTCCATCACCCAAAGGTGTTTTAACATCTATAGTGGGATTTAATTGTAGCATCATATCATCTTAGTATTTTTTAATAAATCTTTAGTGTTATTACCAGACATCTTTTTTAAAAGTAGTTGTCCTTTAAGCTCATCGTTATGAATCCATGTCACTCTGCCTGATGCCCTTTCTCTTTCAGATAGATAGCACTTACGTGCTGCTTGAGTTAAATCAAGAGTCCCCATTTCATATTCATTTAGTACTTCTTGTAATAAAGGAATGTTATTTTCCTGAGTATTCATATTCTAAAATTTTACCCACAAGATCACTCCTATGGTTATGTTTAAGTTTAATATGCTGTATCTCTTGTATTTTTTTACTCAACTCTATTACATACGATAAACCATTGTATGGCTCTTTAATATCCTTTTGCTCATTATCTCCATTAATTACTATTTTACCATTCTTTCCAAGTCTAGTAAGAATAGCTAACATTTCTGCTTTCGTAAGATTCTGAGCTTCCTCAACAACAAGTATGTCATCAATGGTCTTACCACGTATAAACTGTACAGGAAGTGCTTTAACTTTTCCTGCACTAATAAGCTCTTCAATCTTAACTTTATCGTAGCATTTAAGTAAGTTTTCCTGAAACGCTTCGAGGTAAGGATCAAATTTCTCAGATAGGCTACCAGGAAGAAAGCCAAGAGAATGCCCAACTTCCACAGCTGCACGTGTAACATATATTGATTCATATTCTTTCTTAAATAAAAAATCAAGAGCTGTCTGCGCAGAAACAAGACTTTTACCACAACCTGCCCTACCTGTCACCACTACAATTTGACTTTCTCTAATCAATCTCTTCACTTCTTTTTGTTCTTCATTAAGAGTGACATTATATTTAATCTCATTCTTAAAAACTTTTTTTTGTTTCTCCATTAGTGTTTTGCTTTTAACTTATGCTTATTATCTTCCAACCAATGAATTAAATCAATTGCTTCTTTCTTAAGATAGGGTAGATCATATTGTATTACATCAGTGACAATAGGATTCCCATAAGTATCAAGAGCAGATATAGGATTATCAAAACGATCTCTTCCTGCTTCTTCAAAAAGAATGTGATGAATTGTAAGGGTACCAGGGCTAAGCTTAGGATTATGCTTAAGAATAATATACATATACATACTAAGCTGAAGAGCGTAATGGTTAAGGTTACAATCGTCAAGATGAGCAACAGGAGGAGCCATCTTTTGAGTGACCCCTTCCCAATTAGTAAATCCTTCAACTTTAATTTCTTTATTTGTTTTATAATCAGTAATGTGCACTTGTCCATTAACAACCTCCACAAGATCTGATTGACCACATACCCCAGCAGAACGCAGGTAAACCATATGCTCAGGATAAATGCCATCTTTTAATTTTTGCTCAGGAGAATGTTTAACCCCATCAACTTCAATGGGTTTAAAAACTGGGATTGTTGTTCCATGTCTTTCCATATTTCCTATCTCACATAAATCAGCTTCTCTTTGATTATGATACCATGTCCCTAAGTCAGTGGCTCTTTTAGCTTCAGCTTTCCAAGCCAACTTTATTTCTTCTGGTGTCATACCATACCACTTACTCTTTTTACTTACAGCACATTTTTTTGCTATAGAGTCTGCATCAAATGGCTGTTTAAAATTTCCAATGAAGCTTGTAACACTTAACCAATTTATATCATCATCGCTAACATATTTATGATCATGTGCTGTGAATTTTAATATACTCATAGTCCTAATTTTTCTTTTAATTTATCTTCCTCTTCCTCTGTAAGTTCAGCTGCCCATTTACCAAGAGGACATGCAGAAGAAAGAGCCCTTGTCTTTAGTGATAGAGAACATCCACATCCACCCATATCTTGATTACAACAAGGTTGTGTACCAGAAACAAAACATCCAGATCCTTGCACGTCATAAAGTGCACAATTCATACAAATCTGCATTCTCTGTTGTGCAATCTCTTCTACATCTTCCTTCTTAAAAATAGAGTTGGTGATTCCTTCAAGAATCTGGCCCTTGGTTTTCCAAATTTTTATTATGTTTTCTCTTAGGCTCATTTTTTCCTCTTTTATGTAATTTAATAAAATCTTTTCTTTGCTCTTCGTCTTTCATCAAATTTTTTAAATTCTTAAGATCAAATAAACTTTCAGCTGTTTTAAATCTAGCTGTCATTTGTTGTAATCCTTTTTGTTTGTTGTTCTCCTCCCACTGTTCTAGTCTTTTTATTTTTTCTTCTATCTTCCAATGCTTAACAACAAAATCACCAAGATTGGTAACATGTACTCTTTGATGTTTTAGAGATGATAGATTTTTTCTAACTTCTTGCCAATAAAATCTAACAACTGCCTCCACTACATCTTCAGACTGTCCCAGTGAGCTTGCCACTTCTGGTATAAACTCTTTAGCTTTTTTAGGATTCAATGCTTAAAAATTTAAAGTCAAGTAAAATACTTCCTTTAGCATGAATATTCAAAACAGGATTAATTAGTATTTTCTTTTTATTTTTTCCTTCTTTAACAATCATTCCTTTTTTTTCCAACTTAGCTAAACAGTTTCTAGCACTCTGTGGAGAAGAAAATATTTTTCTTTCATGAATAATATTACAAAAACTTGTAAGCTCTTGTTCCCCTTGTATAGCTAAATATGTAAGACAATCTAATTCAGAATCGCTGACAAAGATGTTAGACAAATAGCAATGAGTGACAAGCTGGTATTTTACAATACCCCACTTACCAATCTTTACTCTTTTATCCACTTGATTTACTACTGCCATTATAACTCTAATTTAAAACTCATATAATCTTCTTTGGTATTTGACCAGTTTTTGTACAACAATATAGGTGTAGCACCAAAGTTTTCAAATATCTTCCAGCTAGCTCCCTTACGAGCTTCCCCTGTAAGAAACTCATAACCAGAATTTGTCCCCCAATCTATAGCAAGTTTTACAAGATCATGACCTAAACCTTGTCCTCTGTGTGTTGGTAGTACAGTGAAACTTTCTATGTGCAGCACGTTGGTTGATTGCCACGACAACAAGATTTCTCCCACCAACTCAGACTTATCTTTAAGCCATATCCCCTGGAAATTTTTTTCCTCTTGTAACATATACAATTTATAAGAGTCATCCCATCGAAGTTCTTTGGGATGTTCTCTTTCAAACTTAAACGTTTCCCTGTAATCCTTAAGTCTGTAGATGGGGGACATTCTGATTTACTTTTTAAGGTTTCTTGATTTAGGAGCTGGAGCTGGTTCTTCAGATCTCAACACTTCATCTCCCACTTGCAATCCTGCTTCAACCAACTCTGGGTTGTTATCAAGATCTTCTTGTGTAAGATTATAAGGCACTCCTTGTGGTGCACTTGATTGAGGATTTGTAAGAGTGCCAATAAACTGTAAAGCTTTAAGCTCTTCAGCTCTAGCTACAGCCAGTTTAGTGTTAAGCTCTTGCAGCTCATACTGTTTAGACTTCACTTCAATTTGTTCTGCTAAGAAAGACAACACTTCTTCCTTGCTTGGAACTTTTTGTTCTTCTGACATACTTGTTGGTTTTTATTGTTAATTAAAGGGATGTTTCTTCATCGTCATCACTAGGTTCTGCCTGTTCCCATATAGACCTAACATAATCCTCCCACTTCTCAACTAGTTCATGATAAGGAGTGTCAAGTATAAATGAGTTGCCATCTGTGCAAAATATAGTGGCACATTTATAAGTGGGACCATCTGCCTCATCATTGCTCATCTTAATAGCATTAATGATCCCCATGTCAATAGCAAATGGCAACCACTTGCCTTCGTCTTCTTTTATACCAAGTAGATCCATTTCTGTAGGATTCACTGTGTGGCATTGCACTTTACATTTGTGTATCATATGTCTCATATTATTGTATATATGGTTTTAAACTATTAGCCACTTGTTTGAATAAATGATCCTTCACTCTTTGCTCTAAAGGTAGTTCACTATATAAAGCAAAGCAAGGATGTTCTTTCTTAATAGGGTCTTTCACTGGTCCCCACTTCCAACCCTCAGCTGCCTTATCCCTACACCACACTTCATGACTAAGTTCTGGAGTGGCATCTGGGTTATTAAGATGAAAATCCACTCCTCTAATAGCTGACCCTTTTTGCCAGTCTGGAGCATCCTCCCATGTAGGCTGAGACATATCACCTAATGCCTCACAATACACCTTGTTAATTTCATGTGCCACCTTGGCCACTTGTTCTACTGTCATAATATAATATACTTTAAATGTTTAAACTTAACAAATTTAATTATTATTTTTTATCCACCAAATTTTTCTATGGGAAAATTAAAAATTTTTTCTACCCCAAAAATTTGACTTGTGTGTTAGAAGTTGTGAAGGGTAGTCCAGCGAAGGTCCCCACCACCATGTCGAAGCTACGCTCACCCCCATAGATTTAGCTGTATTTATTTCATAACACTCTAAAATTTAAAGTATGAGTACTAGAAGCAAAGTCACATTTATGACTGTAAACGCGTTCAAAAAAGCGATTGGTGTAAACTCTATCCAAGTCGTGCGCTACGACAAGGGTGAGAAAGCTACGAACAAGCTCTCTGTTCTGGACGAAGATGGTAATTTCTATCGTTGCCAACAGAGCATTGACACCTCTAAACCAATGGCTTTCTTAATCGAAGAGAACGCTTCTCTCGATGAAGCCTGCTTGGTTAACGTGAGTGGCACTGGCGAGAGTCCACTGACTACCTTGGCAAGTCTCTAATGCCAAGACACCACCTGACGACAGCAAGTTGTCAGGTGGTTCCTTTGTCAATTTGATACTCTTAATGGTATCGAAACTACAATTATGCTAGCTACCTTCATGCTAGATGGAACTGTTGTACTTGTGAATAGTATCAGAGATGCTATCACTACAGCAGAAGACGTGCGCAATGCGTAAGTCTCATCCAGAGTTAAGCTTTATCTCTGTCAAATAAAAAGCTTTCACCTATTTATGTGTGTGTTACTGTCAGGGGCAGACACACACATTTTTTTATTTCAATATTTCTAAACCACTGAAAATACAATAATTTGGTGGCATTAGATAGCTATAGATACAGCTGTTGTTCAGTTGTGGGTTGTTTATTTTTCACGTAGACTAGAGATTGAATGTAGAGCCTAGAATATTCGCTAGGTTAATAGACTAAGTAAAGGATTCTGGTAGTTAGACTTCATTTAGCTACTGCTTTATGGTGATGCATAAACCATTGTTTTTTGGCCTTACATAGCCAGTTAGTGCAAGGGTAGCACGTTACTCAGGAAGAGTCTGTATGATATCTACAGACACCTATGTTAGGCCAACATATGGGTCTTGAGTAAAAATGGGGGTTCAAGTCCCCCATTGGCCTGCTCATAGTGTAGAGAATAGAGATATTCTTGAACAACGAGGCGTCAGTACACGCCTACAAGGACAGTAATGTCTAGAGACTATGAGGTATTTTTTAACAAACTACAGTTGTTGGTACTACAGTAACCATCTAGGGTGGATAGGTCCTATGAATCTATCATTATTATTTAAAGTCTTTTAAGATATTTCCTTGGCTTGCCAGGGCGATTGGCTGCTTATGGTCATAGGATAAACCTAGTGATAGGTATAAAGTGTATAGTGTGAACAACGCTATATGCACAGGTGGGTGGTGACACTCATTCTGGCCATGTAAGCATACGAGCAACACACTTGATGGAGAAATCTCTGAGAGTGTACAGTGTTAGCATACGCTGTTGAGTGGGAAACCACAATAGGAATACTCGTAGGAATATGTGAAATGATTCCACCAAGAGTCAAATTGCGTTGACCAAGTGAATATAAAGGCCTGGTAACAGGGTCTTAATTCACTCGTAGACTGGTAATCTACACTGGGATGTCATAGTACGTCTTGCTCAAAAGGCAGGAAGCTATATTCTGACAACACATCCTGGATTATGCTATTGTTTATTAACATCAAAAATTAATAAATGCAAAAGCTTGTCAGGTGTTCATGTGAAATTGCCTTATGTGTCTGTAATATGACACCATTATGTTCTCGCAAGGAACATTTTGAGATCTAGAGAGTATATCTAAGTAGCTGCAGGGATGTAGCGCAGTGTTCCAACACGCTTGGTAGAAATCAAAGTTTATATAGCATGAACAAAGAACCTTCTGGAGAGAAGTAAACTACTGGCAATCCTATCTACAAACTAGTAATAGTTTGTGTGTGAGCATATTGGTAACAATATGTCGATGATAGGGTCAAAGGTCAATTCACTCAGCCTTTTATTTCTTTTGTAAACAATCCTCTAAACATAAAATAAACAAAATGCGTAAATTCAATCAAACAATCAGCATTGAAATTGAAGTGGATAGCATTGCTAATCAACTTCTTAACACAATCAACCCAGAGTTTAAACATCGTATACCTGTGGTTGAAGCCATTATTGGCACAGCATTGAACAACAGAGATTCTCAAGCACTTGGCTACATCTTTAACGCTTTGTCAGGTCACTTACCTGAAATTAATTACAAAGTGGGTGATTTAGTTAATTGTACAGCAACCACTTACATGTATGTTAGTGAGCAAAGTAGAGCTAAAAAAGACTCTGAAAGCGCACCATTGGGTAAGTCTAAGGTTATTGCAATTAACCCATTCTCTAGCACACCTTTGCAAGTGGAATTTGATTATCATCGTTCAGATGGCACAATCAGAAAAGACACTATGTGGGTAAAAATGAATCAATGTTCAAACATTGTTAGAACAAGCGATTGTTCAGATGAAAGCATTGATGGTATTTACAAGTACGAAGACATTTTCTCTTAAACCTTATTTAGTATGGAGTGTGGGCTTAACAGCTCATACTCCATTTAACCTTTAAATTATTTCCACGTGAAACATTTAATCGTATTTCCCATTTGGTTGTTGTTAGTTGTTATATCATTAACAGCTGGAGCTATATTTTGGCTATACAGGTTCTCATTTGCAGACTTCAAAAAGGCATCTACATTCATTAACATGAAAATCATCAGGTTTACACGCTGGTATGAATTTTCAAGATAAAATATTCAAAATGAAGAAGTTCAGTATACTATTAGCAACTGCAGCATTGCCATTTTTGTTGGTTTGGGCTGCTTGGGTATTAACAGCTTTTAATTTTAATCCTCACGATGTATTCAACGAAGGTGCATTTTGGGGATTGAGCACAATGTATTGGTTTTTATGGATTTGTATGTCAGCATTAATCGTTGAATTGATTGATGAATCTGTCAAATCCTAAAGTTCGTAGGAAGGTTGGGTGTCCACCTCAGAGCTTGTAAGAGCAAAAACACCTTTTTTTTCTATCACCTAAATCATGATAACATGAGTGAATTTCCTCCAGATCATAAAGAACCAAACTTTATAATGCCTATTATACTCTTAGTAGTTTTAATAGCTAGTATTGTAGGGTGTTTCTTTTTGTTTAAGCCAGAACCTGCCAAAACACGAAACACATCTTCATCAGTTGTTCACGATATTAAACGAGATAATCTTCCAATTCTCATTGTCTTCACTGACACCACAGATGATGGTCGTCCTATGTACAGCGTAATCTTACCAGATAGCACTGCTTTAGATTGCATGTATCCAGAAGAAATTGCAGAAAGCCTTAATAAAGGCAAATGGCAATATGATGAAGATTTGAGAGTTCAGTAAATTTTTTGTATTTTTTATTGTAAACGTTTATTTAAACAAAAAACCCAGTTATGAAGAAAATTCTAGTTTTTGCAGCTTTAGTAACAACATTTGCTGCTTGTTCTGATGCAGTCTCTACAGATGAGACAGGAACGACCACAGACACCACAATCGTTAAAACAGATAGCACAGTGGTAACAGTGGATAGCGTTAAGTAAGCGCTTACAGCCAAGTAAACAGAAGCCCTTGATGTAATAGTCAGGGGCTTTATTTTTTAACAGCTCAGATTTGCACCCCCATCATACCACTATATTATATAGTTACTATGTTTGTAGCTCATTTCTGCGCCCCCTAAATCCTTTAAAATGGAACATGAATTGTTAGTGCTATTAGCAAGCACAATGACAAAAGATCAGATTATTGATCGTATAGAAGAAGCAATCAGTGAATATAAACAAGCTGAACTTATTGGTGATGAAAAAGAGATACATATAAAAGCACATCATTTAGCTATGTCTTGTAATTTGTTTTTGATGAATATGGTGACAGATGGTGATATGAAAAAAGCCATGGGCACTATTCAAAAGATTCACAAAATGCGTGATAGAGATAAAATCTTTGATATTGATAATAAAAAGAACTAAAGATACGTTCTGTTTCACAAACAGATAGTGTATCCACCATGATGAGAAACAGAGTTGTTCTCTGTATGGATTTGCTCGTATAACAAGGTTATACCAAGATGATAACTTTAACTACAATCTATTCCTAACCTCCATCTGTGAAGAACAAGACGAGGGACAGCCACAACACCTGTAAGCTGGATAAATTAGGGTGTTATATTTTTATTGTTTAACTCAAAACTATTTATAAACATGAAAAAGTTAGAAAACTTTTTAGCTGGTATTATTATTGGTGGATTAATATGCATGGTAGCACATGGATTAACATCATGCTCTAGTACAAAGAATGGCTATGGGTGTCGTGGGAATGAGTCATGGAGTCATATGGTTAAACGCATAAATTCTAACTAATGGGAAAAATGAAAGAAATATTTATTGATCAAATGAATCAACAGCGCAATATGCCTGATGATACAGATTGGGATGCTCCAACGTTTGATTCTGCAGGATATACAGAAGCTGATAGAATGGCTGATGATTATTATCAAAACCAATACAATCAGAATCAGTTAGACCCACCACCTAATGAAATTAACACTGAAACAGGTAAAATGATGTGGGAGATAAAAGGATACAAAATTTGGGCAGATAATTATCAGCAAGCTTTACAATTAGTATCTGTTATTGAATCATTTTAATATGAAGGTTATGAAGCATATCAAAGAAATATTGTTTGGTGTAAGAGCACAGGGACAACCTGTACCTCCTCCAACATTTAAAACAACAGAAGTAATAAATAGACCCACCATAGATAAATGGACTAAAGAAGTAAACTTTGGTTCACGATATGGGCACAGAGGTTCATTCTATCAAAGAAGCTGAAGCTAGCAAGAGCTAGCATATAGGTCACACACTTGGCCTTGAGCATTTGGTACTAAGATACTGATCAACTATGTGTATGTGTCTAGACAAGAATCTAGGCTAATCAGGGATGAATAACGATAACCTGTAATGATGAATAACCATTGTCATTCCCTAGTCTGGGTTGCACCTTTGGGCTTACACTACTCTATCTAAATGCATTACGACATGTTAGAATGAGATAGTTACTGGACACATGCAGGGTGGGTGAAGCCCTGTATTTTTTTTCTAAAACAGTATTATGAAAAATGCTAGAATCAAAGATGGGTTTGGTATGGTTTCTAATACTGTTATTAGAGATGCTGACCTATCTTTAAAAGAGAAAGGATTATATGCTTATTTAGCAACTTATGCTAATAGTAAAACAAATGAGTGTACTGTTGGTATAGATAAAATGGCAAGCGAGTGTGGAATAGATCAATCCACTATAAAAAGAATTTTAAAGACGTTGAAAGAAAAACGTGTAATTTTAAGAGTGCAAAGAGGTATTAATACCACAGCAATAACAATATTACTTAAATAAAACCTGGAGACATGGCAAACAAGTCAAAGAAGGGATTCAATGGAACTCCCAAAGCAAGAGATCGTAGATCACGTGTTGTTACACGTTTAGAAGCGCAACTCAAGTCTGGTGTAAGATCACCACTCAGAGATGAAAAATTTGAAGTTCCTTTAAAGGAATCAGATATTGCAAGAATTGAAAAAGAATTGTCCATTTTAAAAACTCGTATATGACACAAAAATTCTTTTTAAAGATTGATGCAGAGTCACCAGATGGTGAAGCTGTCAAATGCGAGACTAGAGTGAAAGTTGAATGCTCTGGTCAGATGGCTGTAGCAGTGCTTGCTAATTTAATACAAGAAGATAAAAATCTTAGAAAGCTTATTACAGAAGCATTGCTTTTAGCAATGGAAGATGGTATTGATGTTCAAAAGATCACAGATGAAGAGTATGTAAAGCGTGGAGGAGATAGTGATTCAGATATAGAATTGTAGATGTTGAAGATCCAGTAGCTCAGCTGGATAGAGCATCAGCCTTCTAAGCTGAGGGTCATTGGTTCGAATCCAATCTGGATTACAATAAAGAGCAAGTATCAGGTATGGGGACAAACCCTAGCATTATGTACTTGTACGATAATATTAGAACCTGTCCCCACCTTAAGTTATTAGCATGATTAGAAGAGCCATAATCGTATAGATTAGAGGACAATTGATATACTATGAACACATTAGTAGAATCTTGACATGATCAAAAAGGCCTGAGGTTTGAAGCTGTAAGTAATTATGGAATCTATGATCCAAAGACATAGAAACTATGTCCTTCTAATATGCTATCTTTGTAATAGTCAAGTAGCTCCAACATAATAGAGCCCTTACTTGTAGTAGGGAGTGTATGGGAGAATGACCCATCTTGACTATACTTTTATGGGGGTGCCTGGATTTGACAGCAAAGAGTAGGTATCATCACATGCGAGGCGCAGTCAGTAGCCAAACCAACTGATTAAAAACAAAGGACAACTCAAACAATGTTGAACTTTCTGAGTATACCATCGACAGTCTGCTTGCAGAATTGTCTGGTGCTGAGCTTGAATTAGCTTAATCAGAGGAGCAGCCATGCTTTGCAACAGAAAATGGTAATGTAAAGACATAGGGTCTTCCTGTGACACTGACCATCCAAGACTATATGATGTAAAAAGAAAGCACAAGTGGACTTTTCCTAGTTTCAAGACACATTAGAAAAAAAACTAGGTGGTGGTTGCTAACCAATAGCCCCAATTACTGTGCAGAAATAACGTGGGTTCACCCACTTGATTGTTTCAGTACTAAGCATGTAACTAAATGGTGGTATTGACGATTTGTTTGGACGAGGGTTCGACTCCCTCCACCTCCACGACTAGATAGGATAGAAATATCCTAGAGGCTCTAGTTTAAATAGGATTTGGATTAATAAAAGCCTTTGTTTCTACAAGGGCTTTTTTCATTTAATTTATTCACTAAAAATAAAATTATGTACGCAAAGAAAGTATACAAAGTATACAACACAGAAGCTAAACACGAAACTCATGAGTACACAATCACTCAAGATAGAAACAAAGACAATTATCTTGTAACTACATTAAGTAGAAGTCATGAAGAGATGTGGTCAGAAGACAACAAAGGTGAAGAATTAATATCTCTTATAGACACAGGAGATGAAGTAACATTTCCTAAAAAGCTATTTGCAGGTGATGTAGGGTATGATAGATTTGCTGAATTATTCATTCTACTTAGTTTTATAAATAAAACTGAAACTTATGGACTATATAAAGGTAGAATAGAACAAGTATATCCTTCTAAAACTTTTGAAATATGACACCAGTACAATGGTTAGATAGATGGTTTAGAGATAATCCTGAAGCTACACATGAAGAAGGCAACAAAGCTTTAGAACAAGCTTTAGAAATGGAAAAACAACAGCGTTTCTTAGATTATAATGTAGGATACAATGATGCCTCTTGTAATCACATAAATGATGCTGAACAATATATACATCAATCAACAAATAATATTTAAAATGGACTTTTATTTATTAGATGAAAATAAGCAACCTTATAAGGTTAGTCTTGAAGAAAGTTACAAGATATATCAAGATCCCAATATGAAAATTGTACAACAGGATAAACTTGATAATGGACTTTTTGTATCCACTGTATTTCTTGGTATGGATCATAGCTGGGATCAAAGCCTTAATCATAAACCAGTGTTATGGGAAACTATGATATTTGATGGCAAAGACGAATATCAAGAAAGATACACATCTTATGAAGATGCTGTAGAAGGACATAAAAAGGCGTTGGAAATAGCAAAATTGTATGATAAATCCAACATTAGTACAGAAAACAACAATTAATGACTGAAAAATCAGACAAATGTATAAACTGATATTACTATTTGCATTGTATTTTGTTAGTTGTAGTAGTAGTGAAAAACCTAATGAAACTATTGCAAATCCAATTTACAGAACAGCTATTAAATTTAGTAACGAAAAAACATGGTGGTATGATCCAGCTTATTACAAAATATCATACCCCAATGGCGATGTGCCTTCTGGTGGAGCTTGTACAGACGTAATCATAAGAGTGTTAAGAGAAAATGGTATGGACTTGCAACAACTCATTCATGAAGATATGTTGGCTCACTTTGATGAATACCCACACAAATGGGGCCTTACTGCACCAGATGCAAACATAGACCATAGGAGAGTGCCTAACATTATGAAATACTTTGAAAGAATGGGATATTCTAAACCTACTACTTACAATCTCAATGATTACAAACCTGGTGATATTATAACATGGATGTTATCTCCTGGCACAACTCATATTGGTATATATTTAGAAAATGGTGATGTTTATCATAATATGGGACCTCAAGCACGAATTGATAGAAACTTTTTATTTGAACATCAAATTATTGGACACTATAACATTAAAAAGTATGACACAAGATCAATTTAATACTTTAAAGGAGGATTTCATAACTAACATCAGAGAGTATGTTACAGAAAATGGAAGTATATTTCCTCACATTAGCATATTTGCTGATGTAAGAAATCCTTCAACTGAAGAAGAAAACATACCTGCATTAATTCATATTCCAATACCAGATGAGTTAATGATGGATGATGAAGGAAAAGATAAGTTTGTAAATAAAGTTTTTCCTAAAATCGCTGAAGAAGTAAAAAAGAAATTTGTTCCAACAGCTTTAGCATGGACAGCAGAAGCATGGGTGAGAACAATGGACAAAAACAAAGATTTAGAAAAAACTAATTGGAAAGAACTACCTATTGAAAAAGAAGTTGTCATTATCACTATAGAGTCTAATGATGACAAAAAGTGTGTAATATATGATATCATTAGAAATGGTAAACAAATTACACCTGAAGGAGATATGGTAGATAAAGTAGAGCTTATCGAAGCTAAAAACCTAGCTCATCCAGATGGAATTGGTGGACGATTCTCAGGATTATTTGCTAAACTTAAAGATTAATTATGGACCTTTTTGGAAGAAAAGCTAAAAAACAACTCAAAGAAGCAGAAGAAGCACTAAAAGAGTGTGAGCAAAAACTCATTGAACGCCAGGAACATATAAATAAAACAAATGCCTACTGGAAAAATAAAATGAGAGAACTTAGAAGAGAAATTACTCCTAATTTAAAGAAAAAGAGTTAATTATAGCTCTATTATCCATTCTTAAGTATTTATATCTTTTATTTATTGTTTTTTAATACATAGTTTTATGTATAGAAAACAGTAAACACTTGTTATATCAATTACCCAATGGTAAAGTTATAGAAATTAGCACAGAGCAATTCGTAGAAATGTCTGACGAAGAGCTAGAGTATCTTATTGCTTATAATTATGGCGATGCTCAAGAAAATCCATGGTTTGGGTCAGTGTTGGTAAAACAAGTAAAAGAAGAATACTATGAAGAAATTCCTCCTGATTTAACAGAAGTGCCTGAAGATGATAAAATAAACTTCTTAGACATTGATTATCAGGCAGAAGACGAATAAAAATTTTATAAATTTTAATGACGCCTCAGCAATAGCTGGGGTTTTTTATTTTAATCAAATCGCAAATCAAAAAACAAATCAAGTATGAACACAAAAGTGATCGTAACAGCAGATGAAAATGGAAACGTTATTGGTGTATCCAAGAACAACCCAGAATTTGGCTACATTCGTGTAGAACAGACAGCTCCAATGGTAACAGATAAGGGCTGGTTAAAGATTAGTAAAAGATCAAGCCTTATTAAAGGTAGAGTAGAAGATTTACAAGTATTAAACTATACAGCAGGTCAAGTATTGCCTGGTACAATTGTAGTTAAAGAATCTCTTATGCCATTTAATACAGAAAATCCTGATCGTGATCTTAAGATTGCAGGAGAAACTGGTGTTGTATGTCGTATTGATGATCAACCAATTTATCGTCAGACTTTCTATACAACAAATCCAAACAGCTATGATGAGTTGATTACACACGATAATACTGAAGAAATTCGTGAAGTTCAAGCAGCTCAAAAAGCTATGTCTAAAATTACAAGACGTAGTGATAAGACAGAAGTAGCTGAATTGTAATAAGCTATACTAACCCCAACCATAGAGGGCCCACCTAGTGTGGGCTCTCTTTTTTTTAACTCCAATTAAATTCAAATGAATCCAAACAAAACTATCTCAGCAAACTCTAAAGGTATTACGATAACATTTGGAGATGTAAACAAACACAAATTTGTTTATTATAATAACAACGATGTTGTTAAAAACATACAAGTTCATGGAAAAAACATGTATCAAA